GGACTAATTCTTTTTTAGCTTGTTCTAAACCTACTTCTTTAACTCTTCTATCAAATGCCTGTTGTGCTGTTTCTCCTTCTTTAGCTGATAGTTTGGTAAGAGCTTCTCGGTCCATTAAAGATTGAGCTAATTCATCTCTAGTCATTCCCGCGGCTTTAGCTAAAGCTTCTTGTTGAATAACGTTCATTTTAGCAAAATCCCCAGAAGTACCTACTTGTTTTGCTATTTCAGCAGCAGCATCTGCTGTTTTACCTTCTAAAGCTAACGATCTTGCTCGTTCAAGATTTAAATTTTTACCAGTTAGTAATTCGGCACTTAATTCATTTTCAATAGAGGATTCAAATTGAAGTAAGCTTTCAGATATTTTTTCAGCTTGTTCTAGATTTAAACCAAATTGTTTAGCTTTAACAGCAGCAACAGCTACGGCTTCAGCACTTCCACCTAATGTTAACTTTAATGAAGCTGATGCTTTTGATACTTCTCGTAGTACATCTTTTTCATTTACAACAAATCCATTTCTAGTAGCATATGCTTCGGCACCACCTAAAATTTCTTTTGTATTTTCTTCTAATGTTTTATTATTTACTAAAGATAATTTTTGTATTCCTACTAATTCATCATTAGTAAATCCAGCTTGTTCACGTAATTTAGTAAATGTTATTAAATCTTTTTGATTAAGTTGGGCATTAGTACCTAAAGATTGTCCAACAGCTACCATAGATTCTTGTAAACCTTTAGTATTAACTGCTACGTCTCCAGACAATGCAGCCATGTTACTAAGTTCTCTTCGAGTAGAGAGAGCTTCAGAATATGTCAGGTTAAAATCTTTAGCTAATTTACCCGTAGCTTCATCTGCTTGTTGTAATGTAGCTACAAATTCTGTAATTAATACTTTAGGGTCTAATAGATTTTTTGATAAATTTGAAAAAGCAGATTTCATTCCTGCTCCTAATATTTTGAATTTATCTCCTAAAGTTGCAGCTTTTTCACCATTATTAGTTAACTTAGCAGCCATTTCTTCCATGGCTTCATTAGCTTCATCTAAACCTAATTTATCTGCTAAACCACTAAGACCAAGTTTGCTCATGGTTTCTTGCATGCCTTTTAAGGCATTACCTCCTAATCCTAAAGCATCTTCTAATGTCTCAGCTTCTTCACCTGCTACTTTTAATTGAGTGTTAAGTTGATGAAGAGCACTGGTAGTATTATAAAGGGAGCTTTCAATATTATCATAGGCTGCTTGAGCTTTTGCTCTTTCAGTATCTGAAAGATTAGATTGGGATAATTGATCAGATAAAAGATCTTTAGCAAGTTTTAATTCGTTTACTTTATTTTTTACCTTATCTTTTAAATTTTTAATTTCTTTAGAAGATAATTTACTTATCCCTTCTTGATGAGATTGTAATTTTTGAGCTAAACTATTTAAACCTGAAAATGCTTGTTGGGAAATTTTGGTGCCACTATTCATGGCTTTAATTTCATCTACAATTCTTTGGAAATTTAGAGCAGTCCCAGCAACATCTCTAGTATATTCAGCCCATTCATCTCTTAAAGAACCAACTAAACGTTCAGCATCAGTAAGACTTCCAGTAAAGTTTTGAAAACTTGCCTCTTGTTGGGTGTCATTTAACTGTCTAGCTAATTGAATACCTTCCCGTATAAGACTATTTAATCTTCGTTGTTGTTCTTCAGGAGTTAAAGCCATTTATTTTTTATTATAAATATTAATTATTTATAACTTATTGGTCTTTTTGGTGGGGGAGTAAATTTTTGGGGATGTTGGTTTGCAGATTTTTGTAGAAGTTCTGGGGTTTTAATTTTACCATCAGAGCTAATTACAGTTTGACTGCCTTTTTTACCTTTATTTTCTATAACTTCTTTTTCTTCTTTGTAATACTTTTGTATTTCATTAAAAGTAAAACGACGAAGCCAAACAGGCATATTATAGATTGTATTCCAATCGTATCCTCCTTTACCGTGGAAAACTATTTCGTGAATTTGTTTAAACAAAGCTGCTCTTACTTGAGCGGCTGCATCAAATGTCAGGCCAAAAAAAGCTAACCCCAATTGGGATATTGATTCTAATGTCAGACCCGTCGGGAAAAAAAGTTAGATCAACGTCTGGCTGAACTTCTTTGATATATTCTCTTAATGCCCGAGAATCTTGAGCTAATAAATACCCATCGACAAACTCTCGAACAGATTTTCGTTCATAATCTCCATTTACTGAGGTGATAATATATTTTAAACGGGTTGAAAGTTCTGGGGATGCATCTTTATTAATTTTCTTTAAACCTTCTAGTTCACGAGAAATATCTTGTTCGTCTTTATGAGTTAAAATTTTAAAAGTAACTACATTACCTGATTTAGGGAGTGTAAATAAAAATTCGTTTTTGCGATCTTTAAATAATTCTTCTTTAAGGGGTTTATTTTCCATTTGGGATAAATCTACAGTATGGGATTCTCCTAAATAGTCAAATGAATATTCTGAACCATATCCTAGAATACGAGCTGCAATCATAATTGCGTTTTTATCACCAATTAGTAGATCATCAAAATTAATTTTTGATACAATTAATGATTTAAGCAATTTATCAAGTACAGTACCGTTTTTAATATATGATTGATTTGTAAGGATATCTTCTTCCTTAGCGGTCATATATTTGATTTCAACTGTACCTTTTGCTAATTCAGAATCTTCAGGATAAAGTAAACCTTTAGAAGGCAATTCAACTACTTCAGTAGGTAATTTAAATTCACTCATAATTTTTATTTATTATAACTTAATTGTCTTATATAAATATATTAAAGAGAGGAAATATTATCAGGATTCACATTGTATGATAATACTCCTTCTACTTTTAATATAGCTTTGCGGATATCTTCCATTTTTGAACGGTCAAATCCACTAGATGCAATCCATGGATGACCATCTACCTTAACGGTCATTATAGATTGGAATTTTTCTGTGTTTTGTTCACTATATTCCATAGGTTCTTTTACAGATGCTACTGTAACACCTGGGATAGAGCGGATATCTGAAAATATTTCTTTTTGAGGGCGTTTTTTAATGTTAGTAATAAGCATACCTACCATTTTGAACTTGTCTTGGTAATCCTCATTTAGTCGCTTACTAAGCTCCTCTTTAACTAACGTACGTAAACTATCTAGTTTCATATGATTATAAATATTGGCCTATCGAATAAGATTAACATTTCCACTTATAACTTGGTCATTATCTGTTTCTTTAAAACCAAATTGAATTCTGTAAGTATATGATCCTACAGGGCATGGTGTATTATTATATGTTCCATCCCAATATTCTGTAGAATTGTATGATTCATATATCAATTCTCCCCAACGATTAAATATTACTAAGTGAAAATCATGTGGATCAAATCCATTTGTAAATACAGGTTGGAAAGTATTATTATGTTCATTTCCATCAGGTGTAAATGAATTAGGAACATAAAATAATAATTCAGGACAACGTGCTACTGTAATTATAGTTTGTTGTTGAGGTGAAGCACACCCATTTGAATAATGAACTACTGATAAAGGGAACATTCCTGGGGTTTCAAATGAAACGGAAATATCATCTTGTTGGTAAGTTGTATTCATAAATGTCCATTCGTTATATCCAAGTAAGTTCGATAAAGCTGTAAATATAGTTGTAATTGAATCACCTTCACAAACTTGATAGAATGGATTATATGGAGAAATTGAATCAAGGGTTGGTTGAGGATTAACTATTACTGTTGTTGTTGTATCAAATGTACACCCACTTAAAGTATATTCATAATTAATAATGTTAGTTCCTACTGCGTTTGAAGGAGAAAATTCATTACCAACAACACCTACACCACTAAATATTCCTCCAACGGGATTTACGTTTAAAGTAACAGATCCGTCGTATTCACAAAACGGTCCTATAGGATCAATTGTAGGTAAAACATTTAAAATAAATAAATCAATAGTTACAGGTAACCCAGTACATCCATTTGCTTCTGGGGTTACTTGAATAGCACCAGGAATGAATCCTCCAGGGAAAGAACTAAAGTCTACTGTAATAATGTTAGTTCCTTGTCCTGAAGTAATAGGGGCAACACTACTCCATAAGTAATTATGGTTAGTTACTGCAGGTACATCATACATTTCATATGAGCTTAAATAGCAAATAGTATCAGTACCATTAATTGGACCTGTTGATGGGATTGGGGGACCAGGTACAACTAATACTGTATCAGGTCCTAAACTAGTTCCTCCATTACAAACAGACCAGCCAGCATTACAAGTTGGATATGTTAATTGGCAAGTATATTGAGTTGGACCGTTAGGAGTAACGTTAATTGTTGGTCCGGTACCAATTGCAACAGGATTACCTACTTGATACCATGTTAAAGTAGGCACAACTACAGGACCAGTTGGTGTCCATCGGTATGCATCGTTTGTTGCAGTCCAAGCAGTTGAATTTCTACCAGGTACAGCAATTCCTATAGTACCAGCAGCATTATGAATTCCTTGTGTTGCTGTTCCGCCTTGCCATTGTAAACAAGCAGGTTTGTTTTGGATATAACTGTCAATATAATTAGAAGATTCATAGATTACAATATGAAATGTGCCTTGATTGCCTGTACAACTAAACATTGGCATATTTGTCCAACTTACTGTTAATTTTCTACAAGGTGCAACTCCACTTGTTTGGTATCTAATTTGTCCTCCAATACCAGGATGCCAATCTTGCCAAGGACCCATAATACAATTTCTAGGTACTAAAGGATTAGCAGTAGGAATAGTTTGGGTTGTAAATGTAGTAGGTTGTCCTGGGGAAAATGAGATCCATCCATTAGAACCTATATAAAATTGGGTATAAGTTTGTCCAAAGAAACAAAAAGTAAATCCTATATTAAATGGCCCCTGTTGAGAATCATCAGTCATAAATAACTGAGTTCCTGTATTAGTTTGGTTAGTATATGCTATTGGAGAAGCACTATAATTTGTAGTTTGATTAGGATTCGTACCAGTACCACATTGACTTAAATTTGCGGTTAATGTAGTTGATCCTATACCACAAGGTAATATTTGATCAGGTCCTAAAGAAGGACAATATTGGCTATATCCTAGATTAGCTAATAATAAAAATGCAATTAGTTTTTTCATGAACACAATATATAAAGGAAAAAGAAAAGCCCCAAATTTCTTTGGAGCTTTTGTATGTTTTATTATTTTGTTCTTAGTAGTTCAAGATACAATAGTCAGGCTGTACAGTTACTGTAACGTTTACTGGAGTTCCATCATCATCCCAGTTGTAATCACCAAAGTTAGCTTCTGTAATAACGGCTCCTTTAACAATCCATTCAGAAACAATATCACCTACAGGACCTAATACATTAAATGTAATATCTTTTTTATAGAAATCTGAGTAACCATCACGGCCTGTTACTGATTCGTGGCCTAAACGTACCCATTCCATTACTGCTTGAGCACCAGAAGGTGTAATTGAATCGTAAAGAGTAAATTGAATAGTATTCCAAATAGTTTTTCCTTTTACATAACGTTGAACGTTGATGTGGTTAAGGGCAACTGCTGTTTGTGTTAAAGACACTGCTCCTACTCCTTTTACCAAATATGATGGAACACCATCCATATAAAGGATAAATCGGTTTGTTTGTTTAGGTTCAAACGCTGTATAAAAGATTTCGTTTGGATTTAAAATTGCCATTTGTTTTATATTTTAATTCTATTATAAATATTCAAGTTTTATTTTTTTATCCCGGGAATTCAGCTCCTGTTGGTAGTAAGATAAAATCTAGGGAAATAAATTCAGCTGTGCGTGTAGGTTGAATATAAATTTGGCCGATTAATTGGTTTTGGTCAATTACTGCTGGTCCGTTATTAGATTCATCCATTACAACTTTAAATGCGTATAATCCTTGTTTTTGTTGAATGTTTTCTAAGTATGGAGTAACTTTAGAAAGGAATACATTTCTTGTTGTAATAGTATTTTGTTCAAATACAATCGTATCAGCAATTTGGCGAATATATCCTTTTAATTCAATCATCAAACGACGTACATTTACACGATCAAGAGCTGATTGGGATTTTTGTAATGTTTTTTGTCCAAATACTACTACACCTTGTTTAGGTAATGTTGCAATTGGGTTAATATTATTTGCATATAATGTATCTCTTTCTGCTTGAGTTAATTTATATTGTGCATATGATACAGTACCTAAACCACCTCGATTAATACCTGCTGGTGCGAACCATGGAGCAGATACTCTATCGTTATGAGCATATACACCTGGGATTACTGTTGAAGCTGGTGCCCAAACTAATTTTCCA